GTGCACCGAAAGTATTCTGTCTGGAAATCCTCCAATTCCATTTTTAATCCAATTTAGTTCTAGAAGGGTATCGTCAAGAGTTCCGGGTCGGTTGAATCGTCTGGTTACGTTATAGTCGTTTAGTTGTGCCATGGTCTATTTTATATATCCCTATGGCTTTTGAATTTTATCGATTTCTTCTTTTTCTCGCTCATTTACCTCTGATTGTAGTTTTAGAAAAATTTCTCTTTCTTCTCCGGTCAGCATAAGAACATCAGAAAAGGAAAAACCACAACCCTTTCTCAAGGCAAAGGCTTCTTCATACAACACCGTCCCCTGTGTGCGTTGTACTAGCTCGCTGAAAAAAAATCTTGTGTCAGAGGTAGAATTACTTGGGAGTGCTCCCCACACTGGGAACACACAAAATGCACATTCGTGTCCAATCCAAAATCAGATTTTAGAATTGCAGTTCTTAATGTGTCAATATCTCTCACTGTGGTCTTTTTAATAAATGTTTGGATAATCATTCTATCTGAATGCTCCTCAATTTTGTCCACAAACCTCCACAAGTTTTCCGTAATCTTTCCTGCTGACTCCAAAAAGGATTCATGTTTCGCTCTAGGAAGCTTTATGTACGCGGTTTTCCCGGAATCCGGTAGCACTACAGGAAACGGCTCCTCAAAGTTTGGGTCGAGAGGCGTGTTTACTAGCTTATCTAATTCAACCACTAGCTCATTTTTAGCCCCACAGGATACACAATCTCCCACGATAGGGTAAGTATTTCCGTACGAGAGTGCCCTTAACTTAAAGAAAACATATGTGGAATCTTGAATGACAAGATTTTCGGGGTCTACCCCTCTAACACAACCTTTTATAAGAGCTGACATAGCAGCCATAGCGTCTCCGCCTTGGGAAATAGACCTGAGATTTCTCTCATCTTCATAAGTAAAAGGTCTAACTTCAACGGTGTCCGAGTTGTAGTCTTTCAGAACTCCATTAGAAGGTAGCTGAACCGATACCCAACCTGTCTTCCCCGTAACGTTCTCAAGCAAAGAATCCATAACTTCTTGCATCTCTTTACTTTTATTTGAGCCCTGAAGGGATGCGTCCGAAGCAGGAGAGGGTCTTTGAGGTGTACTTTCCCCTTCCCCTGCTAAATTATCCCCTTTCGGGTGTTGAGCTTTTGAACTAGCTAAGTCTATGATTGATTTTTCTTCCATAATTTATAACAGTTTTTCTTTTATATTATAATGAAAATATTTGTTAATAATATTTACTCTACTTTAGAAACCGAAGACTTGGATATTTTAAAGGCTTTCGGGAAAAAATACAGCTGTAAGCTTCCGGGATACCAATATACCCCCCAATACAAATCGGGGTGGTGGAAGGGAGACAAACAATATTTTAGTTCAAAGACCGGTAAATTTGGGACAGGTCTCCTCAAGTTCATCCAGGAGGACCTTGATTATATAGACCGGGTTTACGATATCGAAGACTCCCGGCAAACACCCCCCTACAATGATTTTTCTATTGACGGCGTCTCCCTGAGACCCTATCAGGAAACTTTAGTTTCGGAAGCTTTAAATTTAAAAACTTGTATCATTCAGGCTCCTACGGGCGCAGGGAAGACAATTGTACTAGCAAGCCTGCTGAAAGCTTGTGAGGATATGACGGGTCTAGTATTCTTTACCAAGAAGCAACTTCTCCACCAAACATATGAGTACCTTCAAGGGGTAGGCATTGATTGTGGAATCGCCTTTGGGGAAGGTGTGGACATCAAACCTATTACACTATGCACTGTCCAGTCCGTAGCCAAAGTCCTTGATTCTCATCTGGAGAGTTCAGATTTCATCATCTTTGACGAGGTTCATGAGTTCTCAAAAGGGAAGTTAACCACTAAAGTTGTAAAATCTTTCCCAAACGCTAGCATTAGAATTGGAATGACGGCAACCCCTCCCACTGACAAATTTGCCAAACTAAATGTGTGCTCTTTTCTAGGACCAGTTGTGGAAGAGGTTACGGCTGAGGACTTGATAAATTTAAACTTTCTAACAAAACCTACCATTAGAATGATTGACCTCCAAGAAGAAAACTTGGATGATTTTACAACCTCCTCCTACTTGGAAGTGTATCAGCAAATGGTAGTTGATAACGAGGAGCGAAATGAGATAATTTCGGACATTGCGTTAGCCCCCAAAGCTAAAAACACGAAAGTGCTAATCCTCACTAATAACCTGAAGCATTCCGAAAATCTACATAAGCTTATCCCAGAAGCCTACAGGTTAGAAGGCAGTGACAGTTTGGACATTAGAAACAAAACCGTAGAAGAGTTTCGGAACTCCTCCAAACCTTCTATAATTATAGGCACGGTTATCTTTCAAACAGGAATTGATATCCCGGAACTCACGCATTTAATAAATGCTCGGGGTTTAAGGTCTGATATTGCAACTATTCAAGCTTTGGGACGAACTCTCCGAAAACACAAAAACAAAGAAGAAGTATTTATTTACGACTTTATAGACAAAGTTCCCTACTTAATAGGGCACTCAAAAAAAAGGATTCAATCTTACAAATCTTTAGGATTTGAGGTAGAAAAATATGGAACACCGAAAAGAAAAAGAACAAAAAATTAATTTAATTTCCTCCTCCGATAAGGACACACTGAAGCACTTAGTTCAAACCTTAGAAAAGGTTATTGAAGACGAGAAGATTTCAGAGACTTCCCTGGCTGATATCACAATGGTAACATCTGACCTTACCAGGCTTAAGGATTCATACTCCTCAAGGCTTATCAGTTGGCTAAAGCAGGGCTACCACTTAGATTATTAGTAAAGCCCGTCTTCTGTTTCTTCCTCGTCAGAGCTTAGGTGGTTGATTAAATCTTCCAAATCTGTGACAACGCTAGTGAGACCACCTACAATGGAGGATTCGGAATCGTCCCCTACAGGAATATCCTGTTCAGGCTGGGGCTCTTCGGGAACGAATTCACTTTCTTCCCCTTCCATGCCCCCCTCGGGCATCTCTTCTTCCATACCTTCCTCAGGCATCTCTTCACCTTCCATCCCCTCTTCAGGCATTTCTTCTTCCATACCTTCCTCAGGCATAGGTTCTTCCATGCCATCTTCGGGCATTTCTTCTTCCATGCCCTCTTCGGGCATTTCCTCTTCCATGCCATCTTCGGGCATTTCCTCTGAAGGGTCAGGGACATCTTCTCCCATATCTGCGCCGTCCATGTCGTAAGCCTCTCCCCCTAAGGAACCCATGGCAGCTCTCAAACCACCCAAGTCCTGCTTTAGTCGAGGAATGTCCAAGTACTGCATAATAAGGCTTTCGGATATAAATTCAACCTCAGCCTCCTTCAGGCATTCCGTAACGAAATCGTTAACTTGAAGAACTTCAACGCCTCCCTTATCTCTTACGTACCTTGCAAACTCAGAAAGGACATCAGAAAGGATACCCGCGGAGCCCTCTAGCTTCGAGAGAACCTCAAACATAACCGCCTGGGTTTTCGCCAGGTTGTTAAACGTAGGTACAAACTTCAAATTTTGCACGTTAACACCATACTTCTCATCCAAAATTTGAATAATGTGAGCTTTTGCAGGCTTTTTCATTTCGAAAATTTTGTGTACAAAATCCTTAACATCCTTCTTGCTGACGATGTTAGCATCGGTAACTTCGTAAATTGAAGTAAACACGCTATTCAGGTCTGCCTTAGAACACAGCCCCATGAAAGGAACGTCTGAAATAGCTTCGACTAACGCGTCAGCGACTGCGTCTTCTTTAGCGTAAATACAAGAAGCCAACTTTTCTAGACTCTCATTATTAATCCATATAGTGGAAAAGCTTTCCTTAGCCTCATTAAGTTCTTTTCTTACTAGCTCTTGGCTGCAAATCATTTCGTAAAGAGACTTTGTACTTTCGTCAAAATCAATTACGAATTCTTTCTTGCTTTCTAGCAAATCCTTATAGGAAATTTGAGGCAGGTTAAAAGCAGAATAGACTGCATTACTTAGTTTAAAAGAATTAGTACAGTCCTTATTGCCTAACACCTCATCTTTGTGCTCCTTCAAGAAGGAGATAAGTAGAGGCTTAGCCTCCTCTAATTTCGCCCACTGGGCAGAATCTGTAACGTTCAAACATTCTACAATAGCGTTATATTTCTTCTCAACTTTATGCTTTTTAGCGGGCAAAGTTGCTCTTTGCTCAAAACCTTCTAAAATGGCTTTAAACTTCTTGTCGGCGAGATGGTACTCGTTTACCCCTAAAGCTTGTACAAAGGAGGAAATATCTTCTGTTATTGCTTTGCTCATCATATCTTCGGAATATACCTCTTCTATGGAAGCTAGTGAAAAGTTCTTGAGGAACATTCTACCTTCGCTTAGCTGGTAGCTGCATGTAAGGATGTTTTCTGCTTCTGACAGAAACGAAACGGTTTCTTCTACGGGGTTAACCTCAACTAATTCCAAGTTTTCGCGCAGGGACCTGCTAAGGTAATCTGCTGCTTTATGCAGAAGTGTAAGTTTGTTGTTGCGGGATTCGAAAATCATTATAATCTATACTCTAAGT